AAATCTTGCGATGGACTCTGCAAAACTACTACTCAGAGTTGAGTATCTACCATGACTCTGCGTTAAATACTTTTGATAGACTAGCGTGCGGATCGTGATGGTCGTAAGACCAACAACCCCACGGAGTATAAAAGTTCCCGAAAGGAGGCCACAGCCGTAGAGTCAGCAATCCGCCACTGTAAGTGCTTAACTCGTTTAAATAAATATACAACTATGAATATTCATTTCACAGATACCAAAACAAGAGAAATCTTGCGATGGACTCTGCAAAACTACTACTCAGAGTTGAGTATCTACCATGACTCTGCGTTAAATACTTTTGATAGACTGGTTGTCTGGGTTAAAACCCAGGGACCTGTAAAAGCTACCGAACGATGTAAAATCGCTCGGTTAGCTCTAACTAAGTATTTAGCCGGAGAGCCTTTAGTTCCACCTGTAGGTGTCAGTCTGACTCATGATAAAATTCCGAAGATCTTCCGAAAGGAACTTCGGGATCTCATCAGAGCCAGAAACCCCCGAGGGGTATCAATGTGCTTGACATTACTGTCGAGTACACGAATACTTCTCGGTGGAAAACCGGTCGACTACTCTCCAATTGTAGACCCTTGGAAGGGAAAGATTCCACGTGATGTGGAATCATTCATTCCAAAGTTCTGCAAATGGGCGTGTGATCAGCCGATCCCAACAGATTGGGATTCGTTTCATTTCACTACTAAAGCCGGTCCTAACGGACCTGCTATAGCAGGTTCAGTAGCAGACTTCGAGGCTATGCCAGAAAGTCTTCTATCGAACGTATGTACGTTAGGAGGAGAACCGCTTGACGCGATTCTATTCTTTTACGTATATAGAAAGGGAACGAAAGTCTTAGATTTTCTTAAAAGAGTCCTTGGTTACACGAGTACAAAAGTACCCGGTTTCCGAAAGATTTCAATTAAGAGAGACCGAGAGACTAAGTCGCGAATTTTCGCGATTTTAGACTATTGGTCTCAGGCCTCTCTATGGACGCTCCACAAGAACTTATTTAAGATCTTGAAGAGACTCCCTAGAGATTTTACCTTTGATCAAGGTAAAGGCCTAGATCTAAAACGAACCAACGATAGCGCTTACTCTTCGTTCGACCTTTCCAATGCAACAGACAGGTTTCCTCTCCTATTACAGGAGAAGATACTTACCTATTGGATTGGGGAGGCCAAAGCGAAGGCGTGGAAGGAGATCATAGTCGGATTCGAATTCCGCACTCCAGAAGGAAAATCTATCGCATATGCGACAGGTCAACCTATGGGTGCGCATTCGTCTTGGGCTACGTTCGCCTTATGTCACCATCTAGTAGTACAGGCTGCTGCTCAAAGGGTTCGTAAGTTCCCTTTTGCAGCATACAGTCTACTAGGCGATGATATCGTTATTGCTGACGACCAAGTTTCTCGAGAGTACAAATGTATCCTTGAGGAACTTGACGTCCCCATCTCCGCTCAGAAAACTCACACATCGAAAACGATGTATGAATTTGCTAAGCGGTGGATGATGGACGATACGGAGGTAACTCCTTTCCCTCTGTCTGGTTTAGTAGAAACGCACAAGAAGTATCACCTCTTGTACGAATTGCTAAAACAGGCTGAGTTAAGGAACCTTCATACGTCGTGGTTCCGCAGCAACCCAGTCGAATTGCTGAAGCTCTGGAAAATTTCTGGGATCGTTGGGCGTCAAGCTCAACGATTCTTAAAACATTTCAGAGTACTAGCTATTCTCCCGTTTCCGGGAAATATCGTCGAGGACGAGGGGATCTCCGCAAGGAGAGTCTCTGAAATCCTTGGCGTTACCTTAAGTTGTAACATTAGCCCGCCTAGCTGTTCAGGAATCCTGGACAGGATGGCGATTGCTAGTTACACCTTTCGGATAGCTAGAACAGCAGAGAAGAGTCTCTCTTTAGTCATCGGCTGGAGCGAAATGTTCCAGGAGTTGATTGAGAAAGACACTTCTCTAGGGTCGGATGACCGGTCCGCGCTACTAGATAACGCTCTAGAGTCGGTGGCATCCTTTAACCTCATGAGTCGGAAGGCTCAGGAGGCATTGGATTCCATCGGCCCTGGAAAGGCGTTTGGAAAAGGTGAGATCTGGTCGACATTACGTCGAAGTCAGATTCTCATCTTACCAACCGCTTCCGGGATTAACCCGACGCGATCTAGTCACCTCTACATCGGAGCTAAGGCTACATTGGTTAGAGACTTAGAGATGACGTGGAAACGTTATCTCTTAGGACTCAGACCTGCAGAAAGCAGGATGCAGAGAGCCCTAGGAAAGACGACTACATTGTAGTCGCGGGGCCTAGGAGCTAATCCGCTGCGAAGCGG